GTTCCAAGTACGGGGATATTCATAAAGGGTTACAATTTGGATTTGTCTTTTTTGACGTGTTCAGATAATTCCTATACAATGTTTCAAGGTGCAACGGCTGGAAACGTATTTTTTCAGGATATTACACTAACAACTTCGGGAACAGCTTCGCAAGTTTTTGATCTTACAAACGGTTCTGGATTTAGTGCTGTTGAGTTAGTGCGTGTGAATTTTAATGATTGCACAGCTATCGGAGAATTAAACGGATATAGACAAGGCTTAGAAACAAATACGGGTCGCTTTGGAGGCACACCCGAAATGACACTTTCAGGAACTTGGATAGGTGGGTATTTTATTGACGTTTCAATCGTTCGAGGTTTAACAGATGGGGGTTATGCTTTATATAAAGCTGGAACAGGCTTCACAATGAATAGTAGATTTAGAACCAATCAAAACATTGACCTACCAGCCTCTGCATCATTTTTTGATTTTGCACCTAGCAACTTTAATAACCCTTCAACGGTTCAAGTTCAAGGCGCGTTAGTTTCAAGAAATGGCAGTTTTGATGCTACGGATACAAACATTACGCCAAACATAACACAGGCAGACCTAGAGAGCGCATGGAGTAATAATATCGGAATGCCTAACACTTTTGAAGGTGGCAAACTAACACTAACAACAGAAACAGCAACTTCACTTAGTGTTGGCGTATGGTCTACAATTGCTGGAACTTGGACGGCTTCAAACTTAGAGCATTTTGATAGTCCTAGTAATGGTGAACTAAGACACTTAGGAACTTCACCAAGGGAGTATAAATGTATAGTAAATTTCATTGTAGACGGTGGTGGAAATGATGATATAGGTGTAAGGATAAGAAAATGGGATGACAGCGCAAGTGCATTCGTAGACGGAACAGAGATACGTAGACAAGTTAATAACATAGTCGGAGGGCGTGACGTTGCTTTTTATAATATCAGTTTCAATATAGAGTTAGATCAAAACGACTACGTTTTCTTCCAGGTAAGAAACAATACGGATAACACAAATATCACACTTGAATTAGATTCTGATTTTGTAATTGAAGAAAGGTGAAAAAATGAAAAAAAGTAAAAGAAACAAGCCAAAACTAACAGCGGAAGAGTACAAAGAGCTTACAGGGCAGGGGCTAGGAAGTTTGTACAATGGTTCAAACGCAACGATTACGAAAGTCACTAGAGACGGTACAACCGTAACTACTAGACCTTAAAAATAAAACAGAATAAATAACAATTAGTTAAATAAATATGAAAGGGATAAAAAACAGAGTACTAGCCTCAATGCCTAAAGAGAAAAAGGTAGAACTACAGTCAGAGAAGATTGAGTTGGGAGCTCTAGACGAGGTTAACGATAGCATTAAGAGCCTAGAGGGCTACGTTAAATCTAATGGGGACTGGTCTAAAATTGTCATGGGGACTTTAAAAGAGTATTTCAAAACAGAGGACAAGTATAAGAAAGCTAAAGATGAGCTAGAAGCAGACGTTAAAGACGCTGTGACAACAGCTAAAAATACTAAGGGACAAATTTCCAGAGCTAAAAAATCAGTTAGCGCAGCGAAAGCATCTATTAAAAAAGCGGAGAGAGCCGCTAAAGAATTAGGACTAAAAGCTAACGACTTACCAGCAGTAAAAACACTTAATAAGCTGATTGACAGAAACGAAGATTTAATCAAGAAACTGAGTACTAACGAAGAGGCTTTACAGTCTTTTACAGACAGACATAAATAAGAATATGAAAACACAACTAACAAAGCTAGACCAAGTAAAAAAAGTGCTAGGTATGAATATCGAACTAGCAGAAATGATGACTAAGGATGGACAAGCAACGCTCGAAGCGGAAGTATTCGAAGCGGGTGCAGCCGTGTTTATTAAGACAGAAGATGACCAACAGATTGCACTACCTGTAGGAGAGTACGAACTAGAAAACGATATGATTCTAGTGGTGCAAGAAGAGGGTGTAATCGCTGAGATTAAAGAGATGGAGGCAGAAGCGGAGGAAGCACCAGAAGAGGAAGCAGTAGCAGCAGAAGAAGCACCAGAAGCTAACCCTGTTCCAAAGAAAGTAGTAGAGTCAGTTTCTAAAGAGACTCACTTTTCAGCAGAGCGTGAAGCACTTGTAAACGAAATTACTGAGCTTAAAGCGCAAATTGCAGAGCTTACAAAAGAAGAGACTCAGGAAGAAGTTACAGAAGAGGAGGCTGTAGAATTAGCGGAGGCTATTGTACCCAACCCAGAGAACAAAAAAGAGGTTAAACTAACAAAATTAGCACCTAACAGAAAGCACGATATTTCTGATAGAGTACTATCATATATTAACAAAAACAAATAATTAAAAGATGGCAACAACTACATCTATCACAACTACCTACGCTGGCGAAAAAGCAGCGGGGTACGTTTCAGCCGCTCTATTGAGTGGTAACACTTTGTCTCAAGGATTGATTGAGATTAAACCGAACGTAAAGTACAAGCAAGTACTAAAGCGAGTATCTACAGATGACATTTTGAAAAATGCAGGTTGTGACTTCGATGCTACATCAACTGTAACACTGGACGAGCGCACATTGACTCCTGAGTCTTTCAAGGTCAATTTGCAACTTTGTAAAGAGGATTTCCGTAGTGATTGGGACGCGATCGAGATGGGATACTCAGCACACGATGAACTTCCTAAATCATTCCAAGATTTCATTATTGCTTACGCAGCAGCGAAAGTAGCAGCTAAGACTGAAACTAATATCTGGAGCGGAGTCACAGCTAACGCGGGAGAGTTTGACGGGTTTGAGACTTTGCTTACTACAGACGCTAATTTGCCAGCAGCGCAAGAGGTAACAGGAACAACTTTGTCAGCAGCAAACATTGTGGCAGAGCTTGGGAAAGTAGTAGACGCTATTCCAAACCGTTTGTTCAAAGAGGACTTGTGTATTTACATTCCTATTTCAGCGTACCGTTTCTACTTGCGCGCTCAGGCGGCTCTTGGATTCATTGACCGATTCAACAACCAAGACATGGGAGAAGTTATGTTTGACGGTATTCCATTGAAAGTAGCACCGGGAATGTCAGATGACGTAATGATCTGCACAGTAAAAGGAAACTTCTACTTTGGTACAGGTTTGGTTTCTGATCACAACGAGGTGCGTGTTATTGATATGTCAGACATTGACGGTTCAGACAATGTTCGCTTGGTCATGAAGTTGACAGCGGCAGTACAATACGCTTTCTCTGAGGATGTAGTTACTTACGGAATCGTTAACTCAGCAAACTAAGAACTAACTAACTAAAGTACAAGAGGGGTAGGCTTACTGCCTGCCCTTTTTTAATAACTAAAAAATTATAATTATGGCTTGTGATATTACAGCAGCACGTAATGAAGTTTGTAAGGATTCAATTGGAGGCTTAGATGCTATCTACTTTATCAACTTTGACGATGCTCCTTATAGCTCAGTGGTTTTTGACGCGACTAATACAGACGTTATCGAAACTATCAACGGTACACCTGGAACAGTATCAGCGTACAAATACGAACTAAAAGCGGATGAGAATACATTTGAAGAAACTATTACATCTGACCGAAACACAGGGACAACTTTCTTTGAAGGTGTTTTGAGTGTTTCATTGAAAAAAATGGACTTAGCAACACACAAAGAGGTGAAATTGTTGGCGTTTAACCGTCCGCACATTGTACTTCGTGACCGAAACGATAACTTCTACTACATGGGTGCTCGTTGGGGGTGTGAATTGACAGGTGGAACTATTGCGACAGGTGGAGCGATGGGAGACAAAAACGGGTATATGTTAACGTTTACGTCTCGTGAGGCTATCCCTACACCATTTATGGAAGCTACAGACGAGGCAGGTTTGAACACTGCTGGTTTGAACGTTGTAACCGCGTAAGGTTAATCTTTCATTTTAAGGGAGTGGTTTCTGCTACTCCCTTTTTAATACAATTAACATGGGAAACATAAAGAAAACAGTATATAGTTTTATCTCTAGTAACAGCGAAATCGTAGAACTGCAAGCGGAAAAGGTAGAGCTTTCCAATATAGACGATTTAAAGGAAGTGTCTAGGTTTAGTGGTTTAGTCGAGGATGACGCTTTAAAGTTTGACGATAGAATAGAGGCTTTAATGAAGGAGGTTTCTATTTTTAAAAAAAGCAGAGAAAAGGATATAGCTAGAGCTAAAAAGGACTTGAGTAGCTTTGAAAGTGCAGCTAAGAAGTTGGGCTTAAATCCAAACGATGTAAAAGAATACAGCAATGCTAAATCCGACTTAAAGAAAGCGGAGAGCAGCCTTGAATCTTTAACATTCTAACTCCAGAGAAACATATACATTAAATTTTGAAAACTTGACTCCAT